CATATTCAGCGATACAATCAACTGTCCCAGCAATACCTAATTGCTTACTATATAGGGACCCTTCTAGGGCGTAAATATTATTTATGCGATTGAGTTCTGTTTTGGAGATTTTAAAGAGAAAATCTGATAGAGGTTGAACTTTTGGTAGGGTTTCATTTTTGAGGTGATGCTCAACAAGCGTGTGCATATCAGTTCCACGACTTGTTGCCGCTTTTGTAATACGATCTGCTTCTTCGTTACCAACTTTCTTACGCCAGTTAACAAAGATCTCCTTATTAAAATGACTGGTCACCGAAGTAATGGAGACCAGTCTTAGAAGTTCTTCTTCATCAGGTACAGAATAATAACGAACACCATCTATAGTTTCCCGTTCAAGTTTCGGGAGATTCAATTCAACGTGATCAAACATTAAAAACCTGCTTCCATTTTTGCAAGAATGTATTCTTTGACAAGTCCAGAACGAACAATATCATCTACACCAAACTCAATTATATCAAAGGATGGCATTTTACGCAACACGGTCATAAAGTCTACAATACCATTGCGCTCATTTGTTTTCTGCAAGTCGGATTGTGATGCATCACCACAGAAACAAATTTTAGTGTTTTCACCAACACGAGTGATGATCGAATCAAGTTCGTGGAAGTTTAGGTTTTGGAATTCATCTACAATGATAATAGAGTTATCAAGAGTCGTTCCACGAAGGAAAGAAGTGGACCAGAACTTAATAGTTTCTTGTGACTTCAAGTTACCATAAAGCATTTCAAAGTCTGCATCAGAAGGCATCTGGAACATATACTTCACCATATTCTTATAAGGAATCTGGTAAATATCTGCCTTATCTTCATGAGATCCAGGAAGAAAACCAATCTCTCTTGTTGCAACTAATGAACGGACAAGATAGATTCTTTCGTAAGGAGATTGCTCATCCAGAACGTCTTGGAGAGCATTATAGAGTGTAATAAAGGTTTTACCAGTACCAGCACAACCATAGGCAACAATGTGTTTGCCATTGACATATGAATCAAACAAACGTTTTTGATTGTCTGTAAGAGGTTCAATATCAATTAGATACTCAGAACTTAACGGTTTTCTGCGCTTCATTTGTTTCGCAGTCAGACCAACTCCAATAGGTTGGTCACTGTTGCCTCTTTTTCTTCTTGCCATACTAGATTTTCTTTACTCGTGAACCAGGTGCTTTTGATGCTTTATGAAGAATGTCATTCCATCCAGGATTTTTTGCGACAAGTTTATCCTTCCACTCACCCACCTCACCAGGAGAAGGGCAAGTAGATGGATCAGACCAGTCACGAGTCCAGTCTGGATTATCATTCTTCCACTGATCCCAGTCGTGGACACTCATTTCCACTTCTTTCTGTTCACCAGTTTTTGTATTCACTACGGGGTATGTGGCCATTGTTATAAATTCAAGATAATTTATTTAGAGTCATTAAATTAAGGACTCAAACGAGCACGGTGTAGTCTCTTTTCTTCATAATATTTCCAAACATTAGGTGCCCATTTTTGAAGTTCCGGAACCATAGCATCACAAAGTGCTTGAATTTCAATCTGAGCATCAAGTTTAGAACGAAGATCCATAAAGTGAAGAACAGAACGCAGATTGAAAGAAACTACAAAGTTCTGACGAATTGCCTGAGGGAGATAATCACGAATATGCTCTTCACACATACCTTCCATATAATACTTGGCATACTCCCCACACTCACTCAGAATGCGCTCTAACTTGCGTCGACGATGCTCTTGGGTCCATTCATACTTTTTACCTTTACGGTTGGTATAGAACCCCTCAGGGCGCACATAAAAGACTTCTTCAACATCAAGTTCACGATTAGCAACTTTCACAACTCTTTTTCCAGTATATCGTTGAGATTGAACATCCCAAGAAGTTCCAATACGATGAGTTCTTGCCTGAACAATTACATTATGAACAAATCCAGAAACTGAAAAGGTAATACCAGGATGTTCAATTGGACCCCAATGACCTCGTTCATTTGCTAAAAGTTGTTCAACAATCCATTCACCACATTCTATCGGTGATGGAACTTTAACTTCATGAATAGGAATCTCCGAATAATCACCCTTTCCTGCTTGCCAAATAACTTGCTCTGGAATTGGATAGCATTGGAGTTTTACAACTTGAAGTCTCTTATCAAGTTCAAGAAGATCGTTTGCTTTAATAGGTTTCATTTCTTACCAAATCCTTTTGAAAGTTTTCCTTCTAATTGTGCGAGTTCTTTCTTCACATCTCGCAGTTGTCCTTTCATCTCTATAATTTTTTCAGCAGTATAAAGATGCTCTTGTTTAACTAATCGTTCCAGAAGTTTAACAAGTTTTTTTGCCCTACTAATCGGGGTATCCATCATCATCCTCAAAAATTTCGTCGTAGTCGTGCCGTAATCCTTTCTTTACTTCCTCATAGTTCAAGTAACTTTGAGTATCAGAATACACTTCTGCTTTCAAAGAGTCAACTAAGAGTTCCAGATTACGGACGATGAGTTTGAGTTTGTCTTTGTCCATAAGAAAATATTCTCTCGATTCATTTTACCATAAAAAAAGGAGGGAATCAATCCCTCCTTTGAATTATTTTGCCGCTACCAGCGTAGCAAGAGATGCTTGTTTACGACGTTGCTCTTTTTGCTTTTGCTCTTTAATGAGTTGAAGGAAATTGAGTTTTTTCATTTGTGCCCCTCCTTTACAAACTTAATACCACGATAGGTTTCGTTGTATTGTTGGGGTTGCTGCATCATCTGCTGTTGATATGCAATACGCTTTTCGGTATCGTATTCAACACCGCGATAAACTACTTTCGACATTGGTTTTCTCCTTAGTTTTTAGGTTAAAGAGCGTTCCTTCAGTCGGCTTTTGCGTCTACGAAGCAACCTTTTCTTGTAACTTGTTTAATCTCCCAAACAATATCATTCTTTTGTTGAGAAGTCAGTGTTTGGTTGATATTAACTTTACCAATCAAAAACTGTGCCTGTAAGCAAGTTAAGAAAAGTGCTTCCATAGATGAACGGCTTCGTTCCGAGTCGGCTTACTTCCGTTCGCTATTCGAAAATAGCGAATGAACGTAAGGGTATTATACCCTTGTTGATCGTATTTATCAACAATATTTTGTAATTTTTTATACAGTTTTAGAAAACTTTAAGAATCAAAAATTTTGCCGGAAAATTTTCCCCCGATCTGGGAAATCACTTCCGCTTTTTCTTTTGGGGTGCTTGATATCCCCAGAGTTTTGGATTGACTCTACCATGTCCGAAGTCAATACTCTTCAAGTTACTACGAAACTTATCCCAGTACATATCAAATAGTTTGATACGCCCACCTCTGGTTAAATCAAAACAGATCTTATCATCTACAAGATACTTGATAATGTATGCATCATTCGGTGCATCTTTTGTACACACATCAGCATATGAACCATTCTCGATCAGAATATCACAACCGTATCGTGACTTACAAGTTTCCTTCTCTGCTGGTGTCCAATGATCCATATGCTTTTTTGTGGTTTTTTCTCTCTCAATTACATCATTATGTTGACTCATATTCAGGAACGACCTCCCCAAATAATATCGGGATATGCTTCCGAAACAACTTCTTTGGTGATTTTATATTTTGTTTCCAGATTCTTATCCTTTACAAGGCAGATGATTTCTGCTTCAAGTGGATGAAGACCTTGAAGTAGATTAATGAACATTGTTTCTCTACGAAGAGAACTCAGTCCATCATTTCCACCTTTGATGAAATTATAAAACTTTGAATATTCTTTACGAATAGAAGAACGTCCCTGATCTTGTGACCCAAGTGAATTAGAACCAAGTTCTTCCATCTTACCGACTGCATCTGCAATCTTCTCACTCAAAGTTCCTTTGAAAGAGTCCATCTCATCGACAGCAGCATAAGGGACATCACCAGGAGGAAGTGCTGATGTAATAGTTTCGTCAAAGTTCCAAATGAACAATGCTTTTAGTGCAGGATGAGCATACTTTTGAAGTACCTCCACCTTCTTTGCGTTGCTTCTTTGTTTTGAAGCGGCATTGAAAATCTCAAAGATAAAAGGATTTGCAGGAAGTTCTGGAATGGATTCTGCAATTACCGTTGCTTTTGGTGCCGCTGGTTTTTTGGTGGCAGTCGTTTTAGTCTTAGTCGTCGCTGCCGTCGTCTTCTTCGTTGTCGTCATAATAGTTCTCAAAATTAAATGCAATTACTTCGTCAGGTATAAGATTTCCTTGGGAGTCAAACATTTCCGGATGAGGTCTTGGAATTTCCCGATAGTTCATCATATATTCTCTTGCTACCCAACCACCTATAAGTCCCACTATAAGAAATAAAACGGTTAGGAATGAACCGAATACTAGACTAACTGCTAACATTTCTTTTTCTCCGGGAAACTACTTTTTTCTTCCTTGAATGAAAGGAAAATTCAAAATAGATAGTTACTTCCCGATTGAAGAAGCAAACCATCTTTTCAAAAATGATATGGAATGGGTGTGTTTGCTTCTTTTTGCCTCCATTAAGTATGAGTTCAACACCACGATTAAAGTGGTCTTCCTTTTTATTTAGGGTCTCATCAGACGATTTGGTTCTCTTTGAGGAATTTGATTGTGTCAACGCATCCTCCTAACTTTTTATCATTACAAATTACTTGTGGAAATGTAGATCCTTCACCAAACTCTGCGTAAAATTCTTCTCTGGTAAAGTCTTGGTTTAAAGTATACATCACATACTTCTGTTCTGTCAAGTCCAATACTTGTTTGACCTTATCGCAGTATGGACAACCTGGTTTCGAATAAACTGTGAAATTCATATGTGTCGTTTTGTTTTTATTATATAGAAGTTTATGGGAATGCAAAAATTTTGCGAAATATATTTAATTTTATCCGAATTTAAAATATTATACTATCATATTCATATGATATTAAAAGATAAACTAATTTTTTCTCTATCAGTAGGTCGAGTTGCATGAAAAGTTGAACTCATAAAAATCAATATTCTTCCATCTAAAGTTTCATAATTATAATTTTCGAAAGAATTATTATCTTGGAAATTTGGTAGTATTGGTTGATGATCTACAATTGGTGACTTTACGTAAAAATCTGCCAGTCCACTACCAATTATATAAACAACCCCAGATAATAAAGAATTGTGATGAATGTGAGTTTCTTGATACATACCTGGTTGATAATAATTTAACCAACTACTTTTAATTTGATATGATTGATTCATATCAAATTTCATATATTTACAATATTCCTTTATTGATTCTTCTACTGATTTTTTTACTCTATAAAAATCAGGTAATTCTAAAATGTTACTATTATTTTTTATAGTAGAAATGCACTTCGATTGAAATGCATAGTCTCCCTGTTCAAAACATATTCTTTTTGCTATGATTTTTATGCTTTCGCTGATAAGTTTTGGATTATCTTTTTTATAAATGATTGTAGGAAACAATGTATCAAAGTTACTCATAAAATAAAAATCATAGCATCAATTTATTAGATATGCAAGATTTATCTTAGTTGGTAACCATTGATTGTAAATCCATATTGAGCACCACTACTATCTCCTATTAAACCAGTGTTTCCTCCATTTGATCCGCTGATAACCATTGTAAACGAAGATATGGTTTTTATCTCTCCAAGATTTGTCTTTCCTTGATAATCTGGAGTGTAAATGTAGGGGAATTGAGTCCCAGATACATCGTTGATATAGAAATAACCAGGTTTTGGTGCTGTTGCTGGACCATTACCAGTAATCCAAGAAACTTTCAATGCCTGGGCACACATGGGTGTTGCCAAAGCAAATCTCCAAGCAATAGTTGTCCAACCAGATGATATTTCATAATATCCACCAGCTAGATTAGTTGCACTCCCACCCCAAGCAGTAAATGGACCACCATTTATTGAATACGTTATACTACTACCAGGAATAGGTCCAGTTGCAGTGGTGCATGATAGTGGTGAATCTGTTCCAGTTAGATAAGCAACAATAACTCTCCCAGATCCCCCACTACCTCCGGAACCGCCACCACCACCGCCACCAGATCCGGTGTTTGCAACTCCGTTACCACCGGTGCCGCCATGATTTCCTACGCCACCGCCACCAGATCCACCACTAGAACTTCCTACCCTAGATGCACCTCCGCCGCCGCCAGCAAAAAATTGAGAAGTTGGAGAGAAAAATGGAGTTGCGTTTAACCAAGAAATAGGTGTTGTAGGAAGACCTGCGCCACCAACACCAGGTTGATCTGGTTGTCCTTGGATTCCTGCCCCACCAGCACCTCCTCCTCCACCACCTCCGAACCCGGGACCCCCTGAAGAGGAGGGTCCACCTTGATTTCCCAATCCGAAGATATTAGAATTAGTGGGTAATGCTGGATTGTTAACTTGATTTAATGGAGATATTGAATTGCCATATGTTCCACCAGGAGAACCACCTTGAGTTGTAAGTGGACTTGGTGTGTAATTTAATCCTCTACCTCCCCCCTGAGCAACCCAATCAGGTCCAAAAGTTGAATTGCTACCATTTGAACCAGGTGAATTAGATAATGATCCTGAACCTCCAGCACCTCCTCCTCCCACAACAACATCATATGATCCTGAGGTTAAAGTTAAAGGTGCAATTATTACACCACCCGCACCGCCACCAGCTTGTCCACCATCACCAGGAGGATTATAAGAACCGCCACCACCACCTCCAATCAGTAATATATATGCTGCTTTTGGACCTCCAGTGGTTACAAAAGGATTTGGACCAGAACTGGCAAAATCATGATATGTATAACTTCCTACCGTTGTTTTTGTTCCACCAGTTGCAGAAAAAGGTCCACCACCGACAGCACCACCAACAGGTGCTACATACCTCTTTCTTCCAAATCCGAAAGAAAATCCACCCCCACCACCAGTTCTTGATAAAATAGGACTCATCTGTAACCTCCATTAACTACACCCATCAAGTAATAATTTGCTGTTGTACTTGCAGAACCAACAGTATTAATACCAGTGAAACTATAAATATCCATTCCACTTGTAGTTGTTACACCAGAGATTGCATTTGCTAATGAACCACCAGCCCAACGAATGGTAGCATTAAATCCATTAAGAGTAACAGCAGTACAAGATCTTGCCGTGCCTGTCTGATTTACAAATACATTGAAAGTGATTGTATGACTATCAAAATCACTTGAAGTTGGAATGCCAACAACTGCGAGTGTAATATCTCCTGTTGGATTAGTTGTTAATCCAATGTTTGATGATGCTCCGTTGTAAGTTAAAGTAACTGTATTTCCATTTGTAATTATATGCTTTTCTGCAACACTGATAAATCTAGTTTCAGTAGTTGCCCAAGCAACATTAGTTTCAAATCCTTTTTTAGTATTATTATAAGTTAGTGTTTTATTTGTTGTACCATAAATCTGAATACCATCACCATCTGCTTGTGCATCAGTTGTATTTCCAGAACCAATGCCAACTAATGGATCTGTGATTTCTAAATTGGTTGTATTGATTATAGTTTGAGTACCATTTACAGTCAAATTTGTAAATGTTGCTGCCGATCCTGTGATATTTCCTACTGTAATATTTGGAGATCCAGAAAGTCCGGTAGCGTTGCCAGTTACATTACCTGTGAGGTTTCCAGTTACATTACCTGTGACATTACCAGATACATTGCCTGCGAGAGTTCCAGTTACATTACCAGTTACATCGCCAGTGAAACTAGTAGCAGTTACAACACCAGTGACACTAAACCCATCGGCAATACCATTTGGAAATCTAGGTCCACCAGTTCCTAATCTATCAACAAGTTTATCAGCTCTAATCCTGGACATTAAACTATCCTTCTACCAGTATTATCTGTATTTATTATACAATGAAGTTAGTTGTATGAGTTTATATCATAAACACTCTTGTTTAGAATGTTATATTAGATTTTATATAGTATATCTAATAATTACAATACCCGGACCTCCTGCGCCACCGACACCAGGAGGGTTCCAAGAATGTCCTCCTCCACCACCTCCAGTGTTTGGAGTTCCTGGACTTGCATCTCCAGGATCACCAAATCCATTACCACCACCCCCAGATCCACCCAGAGCAGCATCCGAATTATCTCCTGCGCCTCCACCACCACCAGCTCTTGTTATTGATGTTCCAGTAATACTTGATGTAACGCCATTTCCACCACGTCCACAAGTAGTTGGACCTGATGCATCAAAACCGGCCGTACCGGCACCACCTCCTCCACCAGCAGCTCTACCACTAGCAGATCCACCACGATATCCTTGATTTGAAGTTCCGGAACCATAATTAGATCCGGCGTCTCCACCAGCACCCCCACCAGATCCACCATTAAATCCTGAAACACCTGGATAAGCACCTCCACCACCTCCACCTGGTGAAGTGATAGTTGTAATATTAGGTCCCGAAATAGAAGAGGAATTCCCATTGCCGCCTCGTGTGGATTTATCTGTCGCTTTTATTCCCCCAGTTCCAACAGTAATGGTGTATGTAACACCAGCGGTAAATGTTGTTGTTGGTTCAGCAGACGCTCCACCACCAGAATTTTCACCCTGAACTGAAGATCTATAACCACCGGCACCGCCGCCGCCTCCCATACCACCACCACCAGCACCACCGCCACCAACAATAATCCACTCTGCACTAACGGTATTAGATACTTGGAAATTATAATATGGTGCTGGTTGACCTACAACAAAGCTATGTATTTTCCAACTACCGAATGTAGTAATATCACCACCAGAGGCGGAAAAAATACCACCACCAGAGGGTGCATCAACTCTACCAAACCCAAATGCTCTTCCAGTAAAAATCGGTGCCATACTATCAGACTCCTACGTTACCTTGTCTAAATCCCCCGTTCTTTGTTGCATAAACCTGGTAACTTGTTGCAGTTGTATTCGTACCTCCAGTATAATGCACAAAGAACGAAACAAAATCTCTATCATTTGGAGTTGAAGATAGAGTTACAGTTGTTCCAGAACCAACTAATGCTCTGGTTGAGATACCAGCAACTGTTGCTCCATTTTCATAACCAATCACAGTGCAGTTAATTCCAATACCAGTTGTTGCTGTTGTATTTCCAGTTCCTACTGGTGTTGATGACATCTGCGTAAAGATGCAAGTAATGGTTGTTCCATTTGCATTGCCAGTGAAGGCAGGCATATTCTTGAAAGAAACAATACCAATATTTGCACCAGTTGGAATAGTGTAAGTATATGTCGTTGCGTTTCTTACATCTAATTCAAGAACAAGATTGTTTCCACTATTATAAGTCGTCGCAGCAGCAACAGTTTCTAGAACACCCTTGAACTTATTAGGATCAGAATAAACAAAAGAACTACTACCTCTTTCCCAAGTTAAAGTCTTATCTCCTCCTGCTCCACCAAAAATTGTTAGTCCACCACCATCTGCCGTTGTATTTGATGCAGAGGTTGTAGTTCCGATACCAATGTTCTTATCTTCTACTACCAGATTTACGGTATCAATAGTAGTAGTGGTTCCTTGAACTGTTAAGTCACCAGTTATCGTTGCGTTTCCAACAGTGATATTCGGAGTTCCAGTTAAACCCTGTGCATTGGTTGCAACTGATACAGTTCCTGTTACATTGCCAGTTAAATTTCCATCAAAACTAGTAGCAGTAATAACACCAGTAACGGTAGCACCATTAGGGAAATTAGGTGCGCCGCTACCCTCCCTATTACGAATACTATCAGCTCTAAGTATAGACATTAACTTATTCCGAGACCAATTTTACTTGTATTTATATCTGAAAGGCGTTGATAACCAATTCACAATTAGGTCCAAGTATCAGACTCTTTGTATCCGCAACAACAACAGATTTTCTTGCAACCGTAACTGTTGAAGATGTTGAACCTGCAAGTGTCTTATCTTCGGTTACGTCAAGAACATTTTGTATTTCAATAAATCCAGTGTCAAAAGTTCCATCACCAATTGTCAATCCATTCGGAAAGTTTGGAGCACCAGTTCCTACCTTGTTTGTAAAGTTATCTGCACGAACTCTTCCACCAGTTCCTGAAAGAAGACTAATACCGCTAGTACTAATACCAAGAACATCTGGAATAAATTCATCACCATCAGAAACTATGAAGTCCGCACCTTCTTCAACTGCAAGATCAACATATTGAGTATATGCAACATTTGAAGAATCTGGAACAGTGACAGTTGATGTTTGCCCGATGCTTAAAACTTCGTTTGTATAATAAATTTTACTCAGAGGACTTGCCTGATCTTGACTTATAGCAGTTCCTAAACCAGCAGATGTTATACCATCAAGATTTGATCCATCACCATAAAATGCGGTAGCAGTAATGATACCAACAATCAGTTGATTACCATCACCAATACCAGGTCCAAGTACTTTTGTGAATGACATTGGAAGTTTTTAGGTATTTATATTGTTATTACTACCTAATCAACAAATCAAATTCTAAACATCTATGATATATTTGATCTGAAACATTTACTTTATATTTCCTTTTTCGAATACCCTTTGTGTCAATTTTGTGAAGATTATTACCAAGAAAATTATCAGAGTATTCAACTCCATTAATATTTAACTGTTTTATTTTTTTATAGTTATGACTGTAATGCGGGATATTTAAAAAATCATATATTCTTTCCACTTCTTTTTGAGGATTGTTCACAAAATCATCATAGCCAATCAGTATATGAATATTATTTTGTGGATCTATTTTGTTAAGTGTATTGATGGATAATATCTGCTGAACCAACTGCCCATGAGGATTAAAAATAAATTCAAATTTTTGTTCCACAGTTCCATTATTAGTATTTCTATTAATAAAGTTATTTGGATTTTTATCAGACCAGTCTACCCAAGATTTAAAAATATCAAGAGTATTTCTAACAAGACAAACTATTTTTATTTCATTTGGGCAATATTTTTGAAGTAAAGAAAAATTAGCAGGAGTTCCCCAAGCAGATCTATCAATAACATAATCAACATTCCATTTAGAATAATATGAAGATATTATACTTTCCATCACAGAATCATAAGATTTTTCATCTGGAAAATTTTTATACGCTACATCAGTATCTTTCCAACTATCAAGTTTAAAAAGAATTTCTGATACTAAACTATTTCCAGATACACCTATTTTTTTATTTTGATTTAAAATACATGACAAAATAGTGTTTCCTGCTCTCGGCATACCCGAAAGAAAATAATACTTTTTACAACTCATTGAAAATAGAATTTTATAATATTATATCACACTTATGAAGGATATCTGACGATGACTATTCCTGCTCCACCATTTCCACCACCTGCAGGACCATTTGGATGTCTTCCAGCGCCACCACCACCAGTTCCATAAACTCCTGGATTTCCACTAGCTGAACCACCACCACCTAATCCACCAGCCCCTGTTCTATTTGTACCTGTGCTACTATATACACCTCCTCCTCCACCACCACCATAGTAACCTGATGCGCCTACGGCAGGAATAAAAGCAGGTTGTTCAGGAGCAGGTATTGCCGGTCCAATGATAGGTCCAGGAAAATCTCCAAATGCAACTCCAATACCACCATCACCACCACCAGGATCATTTCCAGGAGTAGAAACACCAGCTGCACCTGCGCCTCCACCGCCAGAAGTGCCATACCCACCAGTTGGAACAGAAAATCCACCAGGATTTCCATAGTCAGTTAATGCTGGATTAGTTCCTGGTTGTGTTGCCTGACCAGATGCAGGCGCTGGATCTCCTCCAGATGATCCACCACCAGATCCTCCTGGTTGTCCAAAATTATGACCGGGTCCAGCATCGTAATAATTGGATCCAGCTCCACCACCACCTTTTGCCAGTACATAGTTTGGTTGACCAAATATTGGAACTCCGGGAGTTCCAAAGTAACTATTTCCACCAGGACTTCCCTGAGGAACTTGTGGAGCAACTGCGACAGGACCATAACCCTTTGTGCCTGGTGCGCCAACTTGAACTGGATATATTCCAGCAGCTAAAGTTTTGGATGCACCATAAACAACACCGCCAGCTCCACCGCCAGCACCATAATAGTTACCACCTCCTCCACCACCAGCAACAACTAAAATATTGACAACCTTAGGAGATGGTAATGAAAAACTAGTAGAATTTGGATAAGTAAAAACATGATAAGTATACCCATTTCCTGGAGTTAATATTGTACCTCCAGTTGCCGAACCACCACTAGAAACAGCAGAAGAACTAAAACTCATTCCGAGTTTGTCAGCAATTCTAGAAAGTAAAGGTGCCATATCAATAGAATCTATAATTTCCGTTTGCGCTTCCCGTGACAGTATAACTTGTTATAGCACCATCACCGACAGTATCTATACCAACAAAGTTATAATAATCAATACAAGAAGTATTACCTGCGGATACAGTTCCAGATGCCCAACGAATTGTTCTTTGAGTTCCGTTGAAGAAAATACTGGAGCAAGCATATCCAGTTGAACCCTGATTTATAATTACCGTTAAACTAATTACTTTATTACTAAAATTAGTTGTGGGAATATTATTTACATGCAAGGAAATTGGACCAGATGGTGATCTTACAATTCCAATGTTTCCTTCTCCCGCACTAAAATCAATTGTTACTGATGTTGCAGTTCCTACTTTAATCTCCTCTGCAACTGATTTAAATCTTGTCTCATCAGGAATTAGAGTTGTTAGGGTAGTGACTCCGGAATTAACCACAATACCACCAGCAGTAACTCTAACACCAGTCCTTGCTGTGACTAACCCAACCGAGTCAATATTAGTTACGTCTTCATAAGTTAAAGTTCCACCTACCGAAACATTACCACTGAAAGTTGCAGTGGTTCCAGTTACATTTCCAACAGTAATATTGGGAGTTCCTGATAGTCCAGTAGCACTACCAGTTAGATTTCCACTAAAAGTCGTGGCGGTTACAATGCCAGTGAGGTTAATACTACCAGCACCAGAGATCGTACCAGTGGAAGGAACTGTTGCACCATAGGTTAGTTCAGGTGCGCCAGTTGCATTTTTATTTACTAGTTGATCCGATCTAAGCCTAGACATTAAATTATCCTAGTACCAATTTAACTGTATTTATATGTTCAATTCATATACATCAATTATAAAATCATCACTATCAAGAATTAAGTCATATGGAGATTCAATTTTAACTTCTTGATATTTCACAAAAGTAACGTTATGTCCTACCTTTGGGGCAACAGTTGAAGTAGCACCTACACTTATCACTGTTGGCATACTGATGACTTCACCCAAGAATGATCCACTACCAGTAGCAAGAGTCTCTTCACCACCTCCAATCTGTCCAGTTAATGAAGTATTGATTATCAAGTTATCAATTGTTGAATCCAGAATTGTATTCTGAACGACAGAACTATTGATGACAACATCTACAATATCACCAGCAATCGCAGGTTCTGCAAGAGTAATTGTTGTGCTATTAGTTTCAGTAAAGTCCGTTGCAGATAAACGAACACCGTTCAGATATACATCAACATATCCAGTATTATAAGAATTAGTTAAACTGAATACTGTTCTTGATGAACTAACATTAAAGGTTTCTTTGTAAATGACACCAGATGCACCTCCACCAGAACCAGAGATAGTAACTTCAACAGTATTTCCAACCTGACGAATACTATTTCCAGATCCAACAAAGTTAATGGTTCTTACCGTACCAATCCCAAGGCCACCAGATTGAATTGCAACAACTGGATCACTCTCAATAATTGTAACTGGTCCAACTCTTCCATAGAAAGAAGTTACATCACTATTGACTGGACTTGAAAATCCAATGTGACGAACTTGAATTTGAGTTCCTGCTGGTGGAGCACCAGTAAATGCAAGTACGGTATCATAAACAGAATAAGCACGAGTTCCATTATTATCTGATGCGTGCTGAACAACACCATCAATTGTGACTACAACACTTGCACTATTGGGAACTGACTGTGAAAGTGTAAAGTCAGTTGTGACTCCATCACCAGAGAAATTATCAAGTTTATTATCACTAATATCAAAGGTTGCCAGTGATTCGGCAATCACATATCCCCAAAAGATTTCTGATGATGTCGGTGCAGTCGCAAACTTAATATTACCACCAGCATCAATTGCAAATCCAGAACTTAAAGATAATAATTTATTTGGTTGCTGAATAACACCATTAATGGAGATTTGAAGTTGTGCGGCATCAGTGATTCTACAATGAGTTCCATTGTCTCTTGTAGGACGGAATGATGTATTGACTCCATCAAAAGCAACATTCAGTGTATGTGCAGAACCAGTACCGACTAATGTTAGATTTCTTACAATATTATTCGTGGCATTTGATGCAGAGTCTGCCAGACTAATGTTGTCTCGATCATACTTAATAATATAATAAGCGTTTCCACTTGTTAATCCACCAATACTAGTGCCACCACCATTGGTATATGTAACTCTTTGCCCAGTTACAAAACGGTGTTCTAGAATTTTTATCGTATTATTTCCAACCGATACAATGCTAGAAGATGATCCATCAATCGTTGCGGTATATGATGAGATATCATCGAGTATTTTAAAGTTACTTGCAGTATCACCAGTGACGTGGTAATTTCCGATGTATGGGGACATCTAATTTTGAGGTGCTTTCCTTGTTATTATTTATTGGTTTGTTTAGACCATCTTTTATTGGCAGCATCACTTAATTTTTTTCTTGTTTCCTCTGTAATATTGCAAATACGTCCCAATACAAGTCCTTCAGATAGTTTTTCTTGAACTTTTATTCTCATTATTCTATGATTCTTTTTTGTTTTTGGGTCATACATCCAAACTAAATCCAGTTTTTTAAGTGTTTGTTTTCTTTTTATTGAACTTTCTTCTGTAAAAACTTGAAGTGCTCTTGCTCTTCTAATCTTCTCTCTTGCACTTTCATTTAGAAAAAATTTACCTTTTTTAACTTTACTCATTTTTTCTTTTGTTTCTTGAGATGTAACTGCACCCTCTCTCGTAAATTTAGTCGAAGTTTGTTTTGCCCTATTAGCAAAATGTGAGTTAAGAGCAATATCATAAAAATTATGCAACTTTATTTCTGCACGAATTGCATCCTTTCTTGTTTTAAACGTTTCGATAATTACTTTTTGAGTGGGATTAAATGTTTTATCGTGAAATGATCCAAAATAGTTTATATCTTGTTCCGGTAAGCAATTGCAACTTCTACACCCAATATACCCCCTACCCCACTCTTCATAAGAATAATAGGTATAATGATACTTCTTATTAGACATTTCTTTACCATTAGGACCGCATATGTATTTATATTAAAAAGGAGGGACTTACACCCTCCTCCTGATAAGATTGCGGTCCATCAGGTATTAATATTTATCATAAAAAAAGAGGGGTAGAACCCCTCAGTTTATCATTCACCTGCTGGTGGTTCGGGAGTAAAGAGATCCCAAGCACCTGCTTCTTCATCCCAACGATAAAATGAACGTGCTTCAATCTCCGCCTCGGTGAGTGCAGGAGCAGGTCCTACTGGTGATTCCCAATCAGCAGTTTCTTCATTCAGAATCCACGAAGCAAATGGTTGTGGTGGAATGAAAGCATCAAGAGTTTCATTGTAAGAGTAACCAATACCTGCATAGCGAACTCTCATATTGTTATTGTATGAGGTTTGCTTCCAGTTGGTATCAGCACCTAGGAGTTTCTTACAAAATGCAACTCCGATTTCTTCTACTTCTACTCCATTAGAATCAGAAGTATCTTCGTTACTCACAACAATGACTTGAGTAACAACGTTGTTTTCATCTAGTTGTGCAAAATGTGCCATCGTTTTCTTATATGAATGATTATGACTGTGAAAGTATTTATTATACTATAAGTTTAGTATCCTGAAAAGTCAGATATGAATATTTATTGGAGTTGTTAAGCATTTTATGAAGGATATGCGATGAGAACGATACCAGAACCACCTTTACCACCATTTCCAGATACTGGTGTGTCTGTAGAAGCTCTCCATCCATTTCCACCTCCTCCACCTCCTCCTGTGTGAAGTTTTCCATCTTGACCACTTCTTCCATAAGATCTAACAACTCCTGGTGTTGTTTGACCAGCCCCACCACCTCCGCTACCACCAGCAGATCCTACTACGCTCGTCGGATATCCACTGCCGCCGCCTCCGCCACCAAACCAGAATCCACCTGGTGTTGGTGCGGCCGCTCCACCATATCCTCCTGGATCGCCATAAGCAGAACCTGGATCTCTAAAAGAAGGTGGTGCCTGTATTCCATATCCACCAGCACCACTACTTATATTTGGAGAAGTTCCATTAGAACCAACTGCTCCCGCACCACCTCCACCAGCACCTTCATAAGGTCCAGAATTTCCGCCATTATTTCCATATTGTATTATTCCAGGAATTCCTGGGTTTTGTGATGGTTGAGATGCTGGTCCAGGAACAGCAGTGTAGTGAGATCCTCCACCAGAACCACCAGTTGACGCATTTCCAGCACTACCACCACCTTTACCACCACCTTTTGCTGTTACTGTTGTTGGTCCAGGATAAGATAAAGTTGTATCAGATCCAGTAGATTCCGCTCCACCTCCAGCACCTACAGTAATAGATAACGCATTTGGAGATCCTGTAGAAACAGTAAATGCTGGATTATAAACTATTCCACCAGCTCCACCACCACCACCTGCGCCTATGCCAGTATTACCAACTCCTCCTCCACCTCCACCAGCAACAATCATGTATTCAATATTTAAAGGAGAACCTGATACATTTGTAAAAGTTCCTGTTGCCAAGAAAGTATGAATTGTTTTATTATTATAAAAACTTACAATACCTCCTGTTGCTTTTATAGATGAGATTGATTTTAGATATCTTACTACTACAATACCAGATCCACCATTTCCAGCTACTATACCATCAGCACCAGAAGCTCCTCCTGCTCCAGTATATTGATCTCCATTGTATGGTTGGGGACTTTCCCCACCACCACCAGCACCGCCACCAAATGGTGCATTTCCTGGATAATTTTCTCCACCTCCGCCACCACCATAATATCCACTATGGGGTGCTAGAGCAGGTACACCAATCAGTGGTCCATTAAATTCTGAAAATTGAATTCCATTTCCACCAAATCCTTGAGATACTGGCGCTGCATTAGCACTGTCATTATGCGATCCACCAGCCTCTGCGGCACCACCGCCGCCAGATCCATCTCCCGGATTTGGTCCAATTGGAGCTCCACCGGGACTTCCATAATTTATCCATCCTGATGGTGCTGTTGGATGTGTTTGTGATGGTTGAGTTCCAGTAGCTAAAACATTTGAATAATTACCTCCATATCCACCACCGCCTCCACCAGAACCACCAGGACTTCCAGCAATTCCAAAATATCCACCACCACCACCACCTTTTGCAGTTAATCCACCAAAAGTACTATCCGAACCATTCTGACCAATATTAGGAGAACTAATTCCACCAGCACCTCCACCTCCAACAGAAACCGGAATTGTAAGTGGATATGGTCCGGATGATACATTATATGTTGCGTGCCTAACAACACCACCAGCACCGCCGCCACCGCTACCATTTCCTACAGGAACTGCAGTTTTTCCCCCACCTCCACCACCTGCAACAACTAAAACATCAATAAAACCTGGATGTTGTGGTGATATGGATTCTATGATAAAAGTGCTAGGTCCAACAGTTGAGGTGAATGTGTGATATGCATAATTATTTCCTGGTTCTAATCCATTAATATCTCCACCAGTTGCAGCGATAAGTGGTGGTGGAGGAGGAATATTTGGTCCAGCATTTGCACCACCACCACGAATAAAAGATTTACGGAAGTACTCTAATAAGTGCCCGTCGCTTCTATTATTTTGCGTTGTATTCTTAGAACTTCTTGCACCCATTATACTTACCTCTTATCAGATGTCTGTATCACCGAGAATTTGATAGTTGATAGCACTACCAATACCTGCTCCTCCAACCACGTTCGCTGGTTGTGTAACTTCTACAACAATCTTTTCTTGGTTTGTAAGAACCAGTGGATAGTTCATTTCAAAGAAGAAAGTTTCGTTTGCATTTAGATCTACTCTTGCCAATCTATATGCCGTCTGCCCAACACCAGAAACCGTAACGCTACTTGGGTAAACGTAGAGTGATGAAGTAGCAGTTGAAAGTCCAGTGTTGTGCATTACCACACCACGAAGATAGGTGGTTGATGCAATACCAACACCACCAGCAGTTGCAGTGGTTCCTACAGTTAAAATACCTACTGTATTAATGCCAGTAACTGCCTGAATACCTAATAATTTAGTTCTTTTGAGTGCCATCGGTATATACTTTTTAAGTTATTTAGTTAAACAGTGCGGCGTCAAGTTCATTAAAATCTCCACCTCCACCACCAGACACTGGAAGGTTTGTCAGATTAGCGCCAGATCCAACAAAACTTGTTGCGTACATAGTTCCAGTAACTGTCGCACCAACTCCCAAAGTTTCAAACTTCTTACTGTTATCATGATAAAGTTCGGCGGAACCATTGCCAACAAACTTCGCCATTGTTTCACCAGTTGAATGGTGTTGAATAATGACGTTAGTGGAACCAGAAAGATATAGATCTCCTGCTCCAGTATCCTCCACATAACTATTGGTTCCATCATGATAGATTCTTAAATCATCACTATCACCAAAGTTTGCTTTAACATTATCACCAAGATTAATATCTTGAGCAAATGTTGAGATACCAGAAACAGAAAGACCAGTAACTGTGATACTAGGTGATCCAGTTAAACCAGTTGCATTTCCACTGAATGTACCACTGAATCCACCGCTAAATGTAGTGGCGGTAATAATTCCGGAAGAGTTTATATTTCCTACACTACTAATCCCAGAACCCCCAAGATCAAGATTGTCTCCTACTTGGAGTTCTTGAAGTTGTCCAGCACTTGGATTATAAATCAGCGGATATCTATTCGCCATTATATCTGAATAGTCTTTGGATTATTTATGCTACATTGAAAGAGATGAATCCCTTTGTTCCGTCTCTTCGAAGGACTCCAAGTTGCTCTCCATTTAATGCAAGTGTTGCTGCACTAGTTCTAGTTCCAATCGTTAAACTTGTAAGTGCAGTCGTATTTAATGTAGTTCCAAGAACTATACAATAAAAATTTGATGTTGCATCAGGTGGCGAAGCAAACGTGATTTGATTTTCTTGAACAACAAAAGACTTGATAGGTTCTTGAATAACACCATCAAGTGAAAGAAGTAGAGTATAAGCGTTTGATGTAAAAAATGGAGAACCACCAAGCGTGAGATTAAATGTTACCTTACTTCCATCAAACTCATCAGAGATATCATCAAGTTTGAGATAGGGGCCCGTTGCTTGGGGTCTTCCGATATATGCCATTGAGGGTTTTTAGATATTTATGATGCCAAGTATCGAACAATAACTATTCCAGATCCTCCGTTAGCTGTTGGAGCAGTAAATGTAGTATATTGACCTCCACCTCCGCCACCTCCGGTATAAACTACACCGTTGTTCCCATTTCCACCTTGTGCTGATACAGCACCACCGCCAGTTCCGGGTCCACCAGGTCCTCCTCCACCAGGTCCCCCAGATCCACCGGTGGATCTACCGCCAGCACCTCCTCCTCCACCAAAAAGACCAGTTGGTCCCACTGCGGATGTCCATGCCGTTCTTTCTGGAGAAGGTATAGCAGGAGCAATAATAGGTGCAGGAAAACCTGGAAATGGTTGTCCAGCTCCACCAGCAGCAGATGATACTCCACCAGACCCTACACCACCAGCTCCACCTCCACTGTTAGAAAATGGATCGCCTGGTTGAGCATTTCCACCAATATTTCCATATTGGTTAAAACCAGTCTTTCCGATATATGCGGTATTTTGTGTCGGTTGCAGTGCTACAGAAAGTCCATTAACATATGGTGAATAACTATTCAATCCACCACCACTACCACCATCAATAGTAAATCCTGGTACTGGAGAAGCATCAAAATTTCCCCCTCCTCCACCACCCTTTGCAAGTAAGTAACCTGGAGTTGAATTTACACCAAATGTGGTATCAGATCCACGACCACCACTAGGTCCAGTAGCAGGGGTTGTTGTAGTTGTTCCAGATCCACCACCTCCGACAGATACTGGATATGGAGAACCACTAGCAACAAGATATTGTGTATGATGAACAATTCCTCCTGCACCTCCGCCTGCACCAAGAGGAGCACCAGCACCTCCACCACCAGCAACCATCAGTAATTCTATATATCCAGATCCTGGATTTGTTTTTGTAAATACGTGAGGACCATTGCCAATAAAAACATGATAAACATATCCATTTCCAGAAGAAACAGATGGTATAATAGTTCCACCAGTTGCAGTTACAGGACTTAAAATAATTGGCCAGTTTCCATCTTGTTGAATATACTCTTGCTGAATTAAATCCCAAATACCTTTGTTTCCGGGAGAATCAGATTGAGGTGCTGGACCAATGTAACTCGCAATTCTTTTAGACATTTAACTTTCCCAAAAACTTTAAAAATTATTATAGAATTTCATCATAAGAGCAGTAAATATCAATACCATTTGCACTACCAGCGGTTACACCAAGAGACCTATTTTCTTCAAGATAAACTGGATTTTCCTTACCAACAACAATAAGAGATGCTGCTGCTGGAACAGGAATAAGATATGCTAACGAAGTAGATGTTCCTGCTCCGGCAGCTTGATTATGATATTTAATTGTCACATTAACTGCTGTTGATCCATTGACATTTATTGCAGTAAGATTGTTTATTTTTAAGAGCTTACCACTTGATGCCGCATTAGATAAAAAAACAGTGTGAGCTGTTGTTGCAATACCGACATTTGTAGAAAGACCAATTACTGTCCCTATACCAAGAAGATTTGGATTTGCCATCTTATCTTTTTTGATTATTTATGAGAAAAGGTGATTATAAGTATAAACTTTGCCAGCATCAAAAGCGACAATTCCTGTTAGATTTGAACCATCACCATAATAAGTAACAATTCCAGAAGAACCAACTGTTGCACCTGTTCCAACTGGAGTTATTTTTACATTAGCAATCGTAGAAACACCACTAGCATTTACACTTTGAAAACTAAAAGAATTAGTAACATTTAATTGTCCGGTGGTAATAATACCAGTAGTATTAAAGTTAGCAGAACCAGTTACACTTAATCCACCAGTAACCGTAATGTTACCAGTTATGTTCGCGCCAGAAGAAAAGGTTGTAACACCAGCAATGGAAGTTGCTCCACCAACAACAAAGTTACCATTATTTGTCAGAGTTTTTCCAGATGGAATATTCAGACCCTGACTATAGACAGGTGCCGCAGTTCCGTCTGCACTTACAATATTATCAACTCTAAGTTCTGACATCTTGTCTTATACTTTCTAGTTATTTATGAAACTGTGTGTGGTAAATTAGAAGGATTAATAATCAAATGCTTACCACTGCCTATTGTAACACTAACACCAGAACTAACATTCATATGTGTTCTTTCAAGAGTAATAATAGAGTCTTCTGCACCAGAGTTTGATGTATTGAAGTCTATGTTTTCACTTACAATGAGTGCAGTTTTAGGTACATAAGTAAACTCATCAGCACCACTGACAGCAGTATTGATACCGATTTGAACTCTTGATGTATCTCTTGCTCTTGTCATTGGGAGTTTTTAGATATTTATGTTGGGTATGCAATAAGAACGATACCGGAACCACCTTTGCCACCAGACCGTAGAGCTGGTCCAGGAGCACCAGTTGCTCCACCGCCGCCAGAACCTGTGTTCTCTAATGCATTTGCACCATCTTGTCCATTAGGTCCCATACCACCATTTCCTGCTCCGGCAAAAGGACCACCAGGTCCACCACCAATACCTCCCGCGTTTGGTCCAATCCAGACACCACCACCACCACCACCAGCAAACCAATAACCACCTCCACCTGGACCAGGAGCTCCTACTGTTGATGCAGGATTTCTAAATGATGGTGGTGCTTGCAGTCCTATACCACCAAAACCTCCCGCTATTGGAGATGAAGGAGAAGGTCCTGCACCACCGACACCGCCGGCTCCACCTCCTCCACCTGCTGGATATCCAGGAGAACCACTACCACCAGAACCACCAGCGTTTCCATACTCTATTGCTCCTGGATTTGTTGCCGGTTGTGCTGCTGTCGCTGCTGTTCCGCCATCTCCCGCACCACCAGAAGAACCGCCAGTATTAGATCCTGTACCAGGCCAACCTGCTCCACCAGCACCACCACGATATGCAACATATGGTCCAGAAGGATGCGTTACTGTGGTATCAGCACCGTCAGTTCCTCTGTTGGTTGGACTAGATCCTCTTGGAGCAACACCACCGGCACCAACAGTAATCGTATAAGTTGCTGGTGATGGAAATCCTAATCCAGGATGATAAACAACACCACCTGCACCACCACCGCCACCTGATGCAAAGTTAGTTGGGTTAGTGTCCGGACCACCAGAACCACCACCTGCTACGATGAATACTTCTGCTGTTGGGATTGCTGTTGTGGTTTGGAAAGTTCCAGAACTCGTAAAGGTATGAATGGTCTTACCATTATAATAACTGATAGCACCACCAGTTGCTTTTGCGGTTCCAGAAGATGTAGGAAGAGCATAACGGACGATTACGATTCCCGAACCACCAGAACCACCTATCCAAGTGCCTCCACCAGGATTTCTACTAGCTCCACCTCCACCACCTCCGGTAGAATAAGTTCCAGAAATACCATTACTATTTGCAGTCGGTCCACCAGCACCTCCGCCTCCATCACCTCCTGGGGCCCCAGCACCACCAAATCTTCCACCTCCACCACCTCCAGCATACATTATTGGATTTGTGGGTCCATACGCATAAACATTTGAAGAACCATCTCCACCATATCCTTGACCATCTGTATTTCCTGTTTCTCCTGCACCACCACCGCCGCCGCCAATAGATCCTTGACCAGATCCACCACCACCATTATTTCCTTGTCCGGGAGCGGGTGAAGGAAACAGTGGAGAGGTTGGTGAATACACATTTCCACTTCCTGCACTTCCAGATACTCCTCCTCCACCACCAGATCCTCCGGAAATTCCAGGTCGGATAGGAGCGGACGGAGGGCCAGCACCACCACCGCCGCCGCCAGCTGCTGTAAAGGAAAATAGAGAAGTATCTCCACCATTAGATCCTTGGACTGCAACTCCTCCAGCCCCACCAGCACCAATAACTATTGGATAAGATCCAAGTGATAGTGAACTTGTAGATGTTTTAAATCCACCGGCTCCACCACCACCAGTATCATCAGCATCTGTTCCACCTCCACCACCACCTCCAGCAACAACAAGGTATTCAACAGTGCCTGATCCAGAAGTAACTGTGAGAGCTCCAGATGAAGTGAAGATATGTGCTCTATAAAATGTTCCAGAAACTTCGTAATCACTAATCACACCACCTGTTGCAGTGATAGGTCCGCCAGCAGAACCAGCAGAAATAACAGCACCAATACCAAACTGTTTTACAATCGATGCCAGAGAAGTAACGATAGGAGCCATAAATCAGTACCTTCTATATCCGCCGCTTACGTTTGAGAGTAACTTGTAGTTAAGTGTTGATGCCGCAGAACCAACAGTATTAATACCAGTAAAGTTAAAGACATCATAACCAGTGGTGCTTGCCGTTGCTACCGTTCCCGAAACATATGCAATATGAGTCTGCAATCCAGCAGTTGCATTTGCACCAAAAGCAACACCATTCAGAGTTACGTTTGTGCAACCATAAGCAGTTGCACCTTGCTGAACAATGACCGCAAATGAGATTGCACGATTATCAAAAGAACTATCAGTTGGAATACCAGTTACATTGAGTGTGATAGGTCCTGTTGGGTTTGTGCAGATCGCAACATTACCACCACCAGTATTGTAGACAAGACTTACAGTATTACCACTGACCAGAGTGGTTTTATCCGCAATAGATGAAAGTCTTGTATCAGTTAGTGTTGAAATACCAGTGTTATTAACACCAGAAACAGAAATACTTGGAGAACCAGTTAGTCCTTGTGCATTGGTTGCCAGTGTTGCTGCTGATGCAGTTCCTGTTAAGTTACCTGTGACATTGCCAGTGAGGTTTCCAGTAACATTACCACTAAAAGTTGTGGCAGTTACAACACCAGTAACAACAGCACCGTTTGGCAAAGACGGTGCTGTTCCTGATACTCTACCAGTTATGGAATCAACACTTAATTGCGACATCTCTTTACGCTACTTTTCAGTTATTTATGCTATTCAAGTGCCAACTGATCTTTCAAATTCTGTTCCTTCCTGAACCATTCCATCACCATCGGCATCAATTGGATTTGGATTATATCCTTCGTTCTTTACAACAGAACCACCAAACTCGTAGAGTTCAGTGGTTGCCTCACTTTTTAGTGAATAAAGTTTACGATCATCAAAGTTAGTTGACCAACGCTTATCACCTTGATAATAAATGACCTGTTGATTTCCTTGAATACTTTGAACTTTCTTTATAAAGTATGCCATCTTTACAAATGATTTTCAACTATTTATTGCTTGATGGTCTGGAAGTTTAGGAAGTAAATCAAACGCAATGATTGTTCTTTGTTTTCTCGATTGATTGGGATGAACGAAGTGTAAAGTATAAGAAGGAACAATAAACAGTGTTCCTTCTTTTACATCTTGTGGATGTGCAAGAGTTGTTGTATCAGTTCTCGGATCTTGCCAAGGTGCTACAAAGCAAGTAGGAGTATGATGTTTCGAATCATACTCCACATAAAGAACACCAGAGAATCCCCAACTTTTATGGTTGTGAACTGTCTGATGATCTCCTTGTTTATATCTCACTGCCCAACAATCAGTCATACTACAAGTTACTTGTGCTTCCTGACAGAACTCAAACAGTTGAGGTCTGATGAGGTCTTGGAAGTAATGTAGGTATGACTTTTTATTTGTTTGGCGATCAGTCTCAAAAGTTTGAAGAGTGGTTCTTACAAACTTTTGAGAGTTGATTCTGTTGAGAAGTCCACGGCGCTTAAAGTCCCAGTCGTCTATTTGGTATTGGTATGATGGATATTCAAAGAGTGGTGCTTTCATACTGGCAATCTCCAACCACGATGATGATCTACTTCAAATCTTGATAATCTTTGCATCTGTCTTTTACTCAATCCAAAATCTTTACAATGTTCATCAATATCATCAACTTTTACAATATTATTATCTGGCGATAAGAAATAATAAGTTTTCAATCTTGCTTTTCGGCATAACTCCCTTTGCTCATCGCTCATAATCAAGTTTGGTCTAATCGTATTTGTTATTTTAGCAGTCCAACCTTTATAATGATTTCTCTTTCCCATACAAACATAACACATAGTAGGGTTGTGTAAGTTATGTTCTAAACAAAAACTTTTCAAACTTTGAGTAATATATTCTTTACCATTTGGATCTGTAATCAAATATTCATAAACAAACTTTGTTTTTCGCATCTTATCAACGTGTTCTTTTTTGGATTTCACACCACGACACCTATCACCAACAGCATTACCAACTCTTATTTTTAATCCTTCATAAAGACGTGAGTTGCAATAATATTCTTTATCACCACTTTTATGATGATTCATTTTCCAAAAAGCGTGAGTCATCTTTATTGTTTTTGGATGCTTTTCTCCATACCTTTTGATAAATGCTTTTTCTAATAGAGAGTGAGCAATATAATGTTCTCTGGCAGTCAAATATACAATCCTTTTGTTCCCTTCTGTTGTCTGCCCATAAAGAGATCTTGGAAAAACGTGATGTCCTTCCACATACATTTTCACATTTCTTTTGTTGTAACCTCTTTTCTCTGCGTTTCGTATAAGGTTACAGTAAGTCCTTAGGTAGTTCATAACTGCTCTTTGGTTGGTGACGTACTATTTATGCAAGAAAAGGGCACCAGAGCGCCCCATTCTACCTGAAATGTGTCACCAACCCAGGCACTTATATTTAGGTCACCGGGCACGGTCCCAGGCGCAATGTGCCCTCTGCCCATCTTGTAACACGTAGTGAAAAAATATTTGATGGTAGTACAACTGTTCTTGATTTTTACCAAATAGTTTTTTACCTTTTCTATTAAGTCCTGGCATTGGATCACGCCAATGAGGTCTGGAACAACCTTTATAAACCATTCCATCACCAGGTTTCAGAATCACTGAACGATTCTCACCAGGAACTAATACCTGTGTCTTCTTTTTATCTGCATAAGTATCTGGTGTTTTAATCCAGATCGGCCAGTCAGCATCTTCACCAGTTAGATTAGTGCTGATATGAACCGTTACAGAAATCTCACAAGCATCACGATCTGCGTGACGGGTAAGTTCTTGTCCTGGGAAATAATAACGATCATAATAATAGGTATTATAAAGTTTACGTCCCAATACTTCTTCCAGTTTCATACGAATACCACAATGGATTTGGCGATATTGTGGATGCCAATAACGAGCAAGAGAACCTTCAACTTGCATCTCAACTTCATGATGGGTGAACTGATCCATCTTTTTACCCCACCAGTTCAGTTGTCCACGCTCTTGTGGAACTGGATGATAGAGTTCCTCAGGATTCCACAAGTCTTTAATAACTAGATATCCATTCTTTTCAAAGGATTCGTTGTGAGTCCAGGCAGTACCTGTATTCATCCTTTCCTGCATCATCAGTTGCAGTTCTGTCATTTGTTCTGCCATTTTCTACCTCACTTCCAGCGTTTGCCAACCGTCCATCCAACAAGGGATTTACGGGTTCCTTTCGTAACTTTAAGAACTCTGTGCTGTGTGCGAGAATCAAACAGGATTACAGTGCCACGCTTACGAGGTGCAATATAACTATTACCTGCTTCATCAAGAAGTTGCAGGTTTCCACCTTCATAATCATCGGGGTCGCTCAACTGAACCACGAAAGAAAGTTTCCGTACAAGTTCAACATTCTCATTCAGGAAGTCTTGTGCAAGACCTTCTTGACGATTACCAACACTTACGGGTTTGTATTGAGTTGCAAGTCCTGCGTCATTATGCCAACCATAAAACTGTCCCTCTTCATACTTTGTAAACTGCATTGATTCTCCATCAATACAGTGCAAGTCATAGAGGAAGTTCTCACGGTTTGCTCTTTGAATGTAATGCCATACGAATCCACCAACCCAATGTGTGGTAGGGATCCAAGCATTTTGTGAGTTTCGTTTATCTTTATTGAGTGCGTCTCCGTGCAGTCGGGAGTCCGCCATTTGCTCTTCGAACTTTTCTGTGAGATCTCGTTCGATAATATCTACTACGTCTTCTGGTAGATCACTGAAATACCAAATTGATTGAAATGCCATATGTGAATAATGTATTCAGGTTTATTATATATGAGATTGGTTAGAATGTCAAATTACAGATTATACTTTTTACTCATACGGATTTGCATAAGAAAATCTAGTATTAAATTTCGATGAATTCCAAGCATATGTTCCATTATATACTCCACGATCAGCAACCCCAACAGAAAAATTACTATTAATAGTTTGACCATAAGTATTGGTAGAATTTGCTCCCGATGTAGTAGTGGAAGCATCATTTCCTGTGCAGTTATAATTATTACAATTACTACCACCAGTATAATTACTACCATTCCAAGTTCCCAAGTGAACACAATAATAAGAATCAGAAACTATTGCATCACTATTATCATAATGCATAGTAAATAAATCATTAGTTTGATCTCTAGCTCCTACATTTTGTATTGGATTTTGAGCGATTTTAGAACTGGCATTAACACTTCTAAAAACACAATTATAAAATCGACCCCTACTATTTGGAGCGTGAAATGCAGTCATATAATTAGTAGTTCTTGCAGTATCTCTAACTTTTTCTAATATAGCACCATAAATATCAGATCTAGTAGTAGAATCACCAGCACTGATGTGGTGATCACGACCAGCACCAGAATTTCTAGCTCTTAAGAGAGTTTGTCCTGGTGCAGCAATAACTCTAAAATAACTAGTACCATTATCAATGACACCAAGTTGACTAGTACTAGTATTCCAATCAATATAATGAAATCCTTTGATTACAATACATGAATTAGCAGCAAGTCCACTAGTGCCATCTACATTAAAAAGACTATAAAAAGTTCTTTTCGGTGCAGTAATAGAATTTCCAGAATTAGCATCATTTCCAAATTCAGAATCAACATAAATCATAGTATACCCAGCACTAGCACTAGAACTAATCAAAGTTTGATATGCATTTGGAAAATCTGAAAGGGAAAGTGCTCCGGCGACAGGTGATGCAGCAGCAGCACTAGCCTTACCAAACCCAAAACCACCTACACCCCTTGTGATACCTGTAAAGACAGGTGATTCTTTTTTATGATGTTCAAACATTATTCAACCCTCCTTAAGGTCTTAAACCACCATATCTAAAACTACCATTGTTCGTGGCAAGAACATTATAGTTTCCAATTGTTCCAGTGCCACTTCCATTATAATGAATTGCAAAACTTACAATATCAATATCATTTGCAGTCGATGAAATTGTTATTGTTGATGCAGTAGCAACTCTTGCCGAAGTTGAGAATCCAGCAACATTATAAGGAGTAAGTCTAATATTAGTTCCAATACCAGTAGAACCAGTAGTATTACCAGTTCCAGTTGCGTTTTGTGTGAAGATAATCGTGAAGGTTGTTAAAGAGTTTTTTGTTGCAGGAAAGTCTCTTAATGAAACAATACCAACCTGCCCATTTGCAAGGTTATGAGTAAATACAGTTCCGTTCTGGGCATCACATTCTAATATAATATTTGTAGTCCCAGCAATAGCAACGGTTGATGCAGTACTTACAGTTTCTACTGCACCCTTAATATCAACGGCATTACTGAACGCAAATGCATCAGAGTTGCTATTCCAAGTAAAAGTCTTATCTCCATCAGAACCACCAAAGATTGTCAGTCCAGCACCATCTGCGGTTGTATTAGATGGAGTTGACGTAGTTCCAATACCAATGTTCTTATCTTCTACTACTAAATTAACAGTATCAATTGTTGTTGTGGTTCCATTAACAGACAGATTTCCGCCAACAGTTAGATCATTAAGAGTTAATGTGCTAGTTACATTAAGATTAGAAGCAGTAATAACACCAGCAGTCGCATTAAGATTTCCAGTTACTGTTAGGTTACCAGTGTTAGTAAAGTTTCCACTATTAGTAATATTACCAGAGTTAGTCAGGTTACCAGCATTCGTAATGCCACCGGTACTTGTAACAGAAACAATACCCGTCACCGCAAGAGTATTAGTTTCTGGAACCGTTACAACCGATCCAGTTCTTGATTTAATATTGTCTACTCTTAATGTTGACATCTTGAACTTTCTTTTTAGTTATTTAGATTAGTTTTCTTCTATGATAAGGATGCACCCATCACCAATACTTAATATAGATCCCGTTTCAATATCAACTGTCGCATCTTCATCGTGAAGTATAAAGGAAGTTTTATATGGAAATTCAATATCAATATTAGATTCTACCACATTTTTTTGTGTATTTCGAAAAGTATTATCAACAAAACCTAACTGAACTGGAATTGTCATACATCCACAATACTGAAGAATACTCCACTTCCAACACTTAATGTTGAACCTGATTCAATATCAACAGTTACATCTGGATCAGCATAAATCAAGGCAGTCTTGTTTGGTAGTTCAAGATCAATGTTAGAGTCTATCACATTCTTATAAGCAAATACTGTGGAATCATAAACAACTGACGCTCCACCACCACCACCAGAAATACTAATATCAACTCTGTTATTGTGAACAGTAATTGTATTTCCGGTTCCAATAAAGTTTAGCGCAGTTATAATGCCACTATGAATTGCAGTACCACCAGAGTAAATACCAATCGCCTGAATACCACCAGTTGCAGTTACAACACCAGAAAAAGTTGCTTGAGTGCCATCTATCTGCCCATCAAAATTTAATGGACTATCAAGACCTTTTCCATCAACCTTTGTAAGTCTTTCTAATGCCATAATGCCTCCTAGAATAGACCAAGAACATTAGTTTTAACTGTGGTTCCAGCAGAAATATGTATTGTAGAACCTGCGGAAATTGTGATATTTTTTGCTCTCACAAAAGCAACATTTCCTTGTGCATCAGTTGCAGTTATAGTCTTTATACCACAACTTGCCCCACCAAGAGTGAGAGTTATTGGTGTTGCAAAAACCTGATTTAATCCACAGTCTTGTCCAACAGCATCAGCAAATCCACTTACACCAGTTAAACTAGATCCATCGCCACTGAAAGATGTGGCGGTTATAATACCTGTGGAATTAATATTATTGACTTGATAATCTTCACCTGGTTTAATTACACCTTGTGTAATTTTAGTGAGTGCCATATCAGGTCATCTCCAAAATAGTCAGAGCAACATCAAGACTATTATTTGTATCGCTAATAACCGTTAAGGTATCCGTAGCTTCTAATACTACTTTATTTCCTTGCATAAACTCCAAAGAAGATCCTTGTGGAATCGGAACATTTTTAAGAAGTTTAATACTTTCTTGACTGACTCTGCTGACTCCTACGCCAACATTAATGCCAGACCCAGATACATTAGCAAGCGTGATTCCGATTACTGTCGTGGTAGTCGCCGCAGGAACAGTATAAACCGAAACCGTAGTGACTCCTACGTTTGCCTTCGTTTTGAGTTTAAAAGTATTAGCCATTTATATCATCCGAATGCAATTGAGAGTCTAACTGCTTCATCGAGAATGTTGTTTCCACCAACTCTGATCGCTGTTGAACTATTTATATCTCCATTCACATCCAGTTTATACGCTGGTGCAGCACTTCCGATCCCCACAGAACCAGTTTGAGTATCATATACAAATCTATCAGTTTGAGTAGAAACTCCAATAATTGAAGTGCTTGCTCCACCAACAAAAGCAATATCCTGAATTCGTGGAGTAAATACTGTTGATATACTTAAAGATCCACCACCAGAAGCAGAAGCAGCGGCAATTGCAGTAAAGTCAACAACAATTGTAGATCCATAACCAGTAATACTGATTCCAGTTCCTACAAAATTAATATCAGTAAATCCAACACCAATTCTATTGGTAACAATTCCAGACTGTGGATTTACTTGATCAGATCCTACACCAACACCAGCAACAAATAACTGACCATTTTTATAAAGGTCACGTGTGAAGTTTATGTCACCATAAACGTCAAGTTTATATTGGGGATTGGTTGTTCCAATACCAACATAGGGAGTCGCAGTTGTAGCAATTCCAATATTTCTGCTGGAATCATCTACACTTATAAATGAACCTAGTTGCGATAACTCCCTATTATTTGCCATCTTATAAGATTTCTCTTGTAGTTAGTCTTTATCTATAATATTTATCCTCACAAATTTCAGGCGAACAGTATTATTCCAAATAAGTAACCTTTACCACAATTAACCCAGGTGATCCTGGACCACCAGGAGCACCACCAGAAGTATTACCATCATATTCTGCACCACCGCCACCGCCGCCACCACCAGCGCCATATCCAGTACCACCAGCACCACCTGTTCCACCATAACGAAATGCATTTCCACCAGCACTTGTAACTGTATATCCTGTTCCACCAGTTGTTCCAGATGTAGTTGGGATTGATGGTAAATTTTGTGCGGGTAAAGATCCATTTGATGAAAAATAAACTCCACCTGCTCCACCAATACCACCCTTTCCAGCAAATCCATCTCCTGGTGGAGATCCATCAGTACCTTTTGGATATGCAGTAATTGTGTAATCACTAAAAACATCTCTGACTGGTTGTGGAATTGTTAATAGAGTTCCACTTGGTCCAGGATTAGGTCCAGAAATTGGTGTTGGATAATTTGATCCCACGGATATAGGAACTGGACTAGATCCTGTTTGATTCAATAAAACGCTAACAAATCCACTCGATCCACCAGCACCACCTTGTCCACCATTTGATGAGTATGATATTCCAGGTTGTCCTGCACTACCTCCACTACCAGCAGTAATACTAAAATAATCGACACTTTGCACCTGTGGAATAGATGCCAAGTCAAGAGTTCCTGGTGAAGTAAATTGAAAATATTTCTTTAACAGTCTACGTTGTGTTCTCTTTACAGGTTTTCCAATTCCTCTATTGAATCCAACTCTTGAAAATATTGGAGACATAATTAACGATAACCTCCATTGACAACACCAAGAATATCATAGTTTGCAGTGCTGCTGGCAGATCCAATAGTGTTAATGCCGGTAAAACTATAAATGTCGTAACCACTTGTTGTCGTTACACCAGAAATAGATTCTAATAGAGATCCACCAAACCATTTAATTGTTTTTGATACACCGTTCAGTGTTATTGCAGTACAACTTCTTGCAACTCCAGTTTGATTTACAAAAACACTAAACGTAATAACGTGATTATCAAAATCAGAAGTTGTAGGAATACCTGTGACTGCTAATGTAATATTGCCAGTTGGATTGGTTGCAAATCCAATATTAGCGCCATTTGAATTATAAACTAAACTTACAGTGTTTCCATCTGCTCTTGTAAGTTTTTCGGCAACATTTACAAATCTCAATTCATTTGGAATGATTAATGAAGATCCACTAACTTCTAATACATGACCCATCAAGGAATGCACTGTGCATTGATAATACAAAGAACTTGGTGTCGCTTCTGTTACAAATATTTCAGTGTATGCTCCTATACTTCCAGCAGTTCCGTTTGTAG